CTGGTGCCTCTACTGCAACATCTTCGACAACTACGTTTTCTGTATTATCTGACATTTCATTACCTCCTTCTGCGTTTGCCTGTTTTGCAATTGTTTGTGTTTCAGGCAACGTAAATCTTGAATGCTTATATGCATCAAGAATCTTATCTATCTCTTTTGCTTTGTTAACGTCTGAGCTTTCAACCCATCCTATTAATTCCGCTGGCTTTCCAGATACTGGAGAGTCGTATGTTTTATCTGTTGAGATAAAAACAGAATCACTGTCTGCACAGTAAAATATGTTTTCGGTTACTACACCGACTGCAATTCCCTTTGCAATGTATTGTCCATTTACCTTCTGAATAGAAAGAATGTTACAAAGCTCATTTGCTGGTGAATCAACAATAGAAAGTTCAATTAGTTCATAGTTCTTAATAAATCTTACGGTCTTACCGTTCGCCTTGTTAACCTCATTGTCTGACTCAAGAATCTTTCCGCCGATTGAGAATCCAGATAGTGTTCCGTCTAGAACTTTCTCCCAGGTATCTTGTGCGCCCTTTGAGATGTACGCATCTACATATACTCCGTTGAAGAACTCTTTTGACTTTGGGTCGTAGAAAGTTTCTGGCTTAAAAGAAACCATCTTGCCTACCGCATTTGATCCATGCATCTCACGAATGTTTCCACGGAAATTTTCGAATGCCTTGAGACTTGATTCTGCTGTTACGACATCACCAGTCTGATCAACATTGTCTAGGGTTGCGAATCCAGATACGGTTCTCTTTTCACGGTTAACTTTAGTAAAAGGTACCGACAAATTAATAACGTTGCCGTTACTGGTCCATAAAGACTTTTCAATGTTCATATGCTTAATTTTATAGTGTTATAGACTATAAAGCAAATAACAGTTGAGTGGACTTAGTCAACCTGTCTTCCGTCGCCTTTAGCATTTCTGCCTTCTCCATCAATATCTGGAGCGGCTGCCTGACGGTCTTGAGATCTCTGTCTTGTATTTCCTGCTTGGGCTCTTTGCTCTGCGGCGTCTTGGCCTTTCAAATCGACCATATCGTCTCCGCCATCTAGAGGAATCATACCCTTTCTAATTCTAACTTCATTAGGGGTAATTACCTGCATACGCAAATATCTTTCATCAATTTTAGACTGGGTATCCTCATCGGTTAAAGTTAATTCATTAAACTTTAAAGTCAAGGCATCTGTTTTTTCATCAAATATTGCATTTATTTTTTTCTCAAGTGTCATTTGGGCTGGTCGGCAAACCTGCTCTTTAAATGTTTTATCAGCATCTCTTGCGACTGCCAAATTTACACCTTCTGGAGTTCCAATTTTATTAATTGGGACACGGTGAGCCAATAGGATTTCGTCTCTATTTGATTTACGATATTTTTCAAATGAGCCCTCCTGATTGCCCGCCTCAATTGGCTCCATTTTAAATTCAACCTTTGAGTCTGGGCTGTCTGCTGGAAGTGGGACATATAGGGATCTGTGGTTCTTCCCCTTTAATCCAACTTGGAAAAACTCAAGCAATTTACGCTCTGACTCTGGAGAAAGCTTTGCTCCCTTTACTGTAATAATATATCTTGGGACCGCTTTGTTTTCAAAGTAGTCTAGGTTATATCGACCAGATAATTCATTACCTGCAAGTGCTACCTGTGCAGCAATAATATCTGGGATACCATAATAGTTGTTCATCGGTGTATACTTCTTAAAATGAATAATCTCATTTGGGCGATCTTCTTGCCCAGCAATTGGATTCTCTGTTTCAGTGTCTCCGAAGTTATTAAAGAATACAGCCTTGCCATATAGCAATTGAATAAAGCCATCTCTTAGTCTACGAACACGCATTGTCTTTGCTGGGATGTGTCCGATATACCCAATGTTTCCGCCTGTTGTTCTACCTACTTCAAGGTAGCCATTTCCTGTTGCTTCATAGTCTGTATATACTTTAATTAAAGTTTGTGTAAATGTGTCTTCAGCATTCGTTGTATCTAGCCAGGCATGCATATCTTGGCGTAGCTTGTTTAGCTTTCTACGGGCTCTTTCTAATTGCTTATCATCTGTAATAGAATCAAAAGCGTCGTTTGTTTTCTTTGTCTCAACAAAGTCATATCCTAGGCCAACAATATTGGCGACCTTGGCATTAATTGCTGCATAGTTATATGTTGAAATCTCATATACCTTTGAAAGATATTCTTGGTTATATGGGGGCTCAATTAGATCGAACATTGCATAGCCAGTTATAGCCTGTGCAAGTAAGTTCTGCTGTGATCCAGTATCCTCAATGCCAGTAAATGACTTTGAGAACTCTCTATTAATTCTGCGTTTAAATGATGAGCCAAGACCTCTGAGTTTCTTTATCTCTTCAAGGTTTACCGCAAATGGATCATTGTTCTTTTCATCTTTTTTAAAAGAGAACCAATCGGCTGTGTTTGATATATCAATAAGGTTTTCGGAGCTATCCTCACCTAAGAATTCTACTGTCATCTTAAACCACCTAACTTCTTCATTTCGTCTTTATAGTTACCAATATCATATGGGTCAGGAACTAGTCCCCAATTGAGTCTTTGCTTTTGGTGCTCAAATTCTTCGTCGTCGATCTTTCGTCTTGCTGAAAGAAATTTAGGCCCGCCCTCATATATGCCAAACGAGCGAACTTCTCTAGCCAAAGCATCGATGTTGGATCTATTGCCTTTTTTGGACGTGACTGAAAGAAAGTTCCCATCGTCATCCCCAATCCATTTACCGTTTGGCATCTCCCAGACATATATGCCCAGAATCGACTCTTCTTCGTTAATGTTATATTTAGCTTTACTCATATCCATAGACATAAATCATACCATTATTTCGTGCTAAAGTCTAGAGTTTGTCCATCTCTTGGACAAAATTACAGGCTAACTGACTCTGGCTCGACCACAGTTAGAAAGAAAGGAGTAGAATCGTCACCAGAGGATGACTCTATTAGTGAGAATGAAGTGTCGTTGATCTGATTTATCGTATTTCCTGTATATAGCAAATAGTGGTTCGCTATAGTATTTGTCGAGAGGGCACTCTCATATACAGCTACGTTATTATACATATGACCTATGCCAGACTTGGTGTCATTCTGATTCTGATTAAATTTGATGCTTGTATCAGATGATGTTAGATTTATTACAATATGATGTGGTGTATCTACTACTAGGAAGTTCCAGACATTTGTTTCCGCCGTCCTATCTATGCCATTGACATAAATTGAGGAGATCCCTGTCTTTGTTATTGCCCCCGCAGAATTCCACTCGTACTTTTTAGTGGCCCCTGAAAACAGGACGTTCTCATTATATTGAGGTGTGTATATCAGCTCTATGCAAGAAACGGCGGGAATAGAATTTAATGAGAATCCATGTCCGTCATACATAGTCAGCCCATTGTATTTATTATAAGAAAGGGTCTTGCTATTAAATTTTGGCAAAGCATAGTCATAGGCGGAGGAGACATAATATCCTGAGTTATCGCTATAGAAGTTTTTGCCCGTATAGAAGGCAATCTCTAGGGATCTTAGAATTGGAAGATACTTGCTGGTATCTGCAGAGGATAAGGTTATCCTTAAATAAACAATCTGTGAGAATTGATTATCGTTCTTATTGATATATGGAAGAGGGCTTCCATTCTTACAAGTCCGCCAAGTAATATTATCAATGCTTGCCTCTACTAGAATTCCAGCTACATCGTTGCTCCAGTGGATTTGAGATGTATCGATATTTAAATAATTAGGTACAATAAAATAATCGGTAAATGTAAATGATGCAGTTGCTGCAGTCTCTGTCTCTGGAATATAGATATAAGAGTTGTCATCAGATATTGTAATCCCGCCCGTTGCTACTTCAGACCAAGGCTTGGATCCTGGATATGAATGAATAAACTTAGGTCTAAGTGACTCTGTATTCATGCTGAATAAGTAGCCATTATCTGCTGCTACAATTTGAGAGATATTTACTTCTTGGGTTCCCTCATTGTAATGACTCAATACTTGAGTACCAGATAGAGCATATCTGTAGAATCCTACACAGTCTACTACAAATCTGCCAGTAGAGGGTCCAGACTGAAAAGTTGCTATTTCATTAGAAAACTTATATGAGTCTATTTGCAATGCATCGGCAATAAATCCGTTTATATATAGGGACAAAATATTGCTCTGGAATATACCTACAACATATACTACTTCAGAATTTGATACTGTGGCTTGAACCTGGTTGGCTCCGACTCTAAATATAATATTGCCGTTCTGATAAAATATGCCAGTGTTTGTTGCGGTGTCTCCAACTATTGTTGTGCTTACGTTATATCCTGGAAGTGCACACCAAGCCTCTATAGAAAAAGAGTTATCTTTGTAGTACTTTGTAGCAATTCCTTTTGGGTTATATGTAATAATAGTGGAGCTTAAAACTTCAGTTCCTCTTACCGATCCTGTAACCAAAGGCATAATTTGTTTTGATGAAGCGGAAGAAGCAGTACCGTTATTTAGACTACCAGAGTAATCGTAAATCTGCATTCCGCTTATTTCTCCGTAGGTAAGGCCACTATCTTTTAAAGCCTGATATGTTGCATACTGAGTTAGCAATTCGGCAAATGTGTTAGTGGTTCCAGACTGAACTTCATCTAATAAGTAAAATGAGTTTGGAAAGTCGTTTAAGACTCTGCTTTTATATGACATTCCATTCTCCTCTTTTAATTAAAGTGCTGCTATTTGTGTTTGTTTTTCTGCAATTGCAGAAGTTAGAAGTGCTACTCTATCTGTATCTGGAGCAGTCTTTGCATTTTCTGCAATCTTGTCTAGCTCCAATGCGTACATTTGAAATTCTAATGAACGGACTGCTGATTGACGGATTGAGTTTTTTTCGTCTTCTGATAGTACTGAGTATGTTGCCATGGTTATCTCCTTTTTATAGTTGTTCTAGTGCCTGCTTCATCAGAGATAATTCATTTATCTGATGCTGATAAAAAGCAATAGTTTCTTCTGATAATGGCTCTTTGCCGTTATCTTCAATTATAGCATTTTGATATGACAATACGCTATTGTTTATTAACTCTATTTTTGATGCCAGTATGCTGGGCTCTAAGTTTTTATCCATTATGTGAACTGAAAACCTCCACTAGATGGAAATCTTGTTGTTGTGCCAGCAGAACCATCGCCTTTATAGCCCTCAATTATTACATAGTACCATCCAGCTGAGGACCTAGTTAGAACCTGTTGTGAAGTACTTGCAGCTCTGGTTAAAAACGATCCGTTTGCCGTATATGTTCCTCCTGATGTTGTTGACCTATACCATTGAATATTCGAGCCCCATCTTGGGCCATGGTTCCAGTTTGAATAACTGCTTCCTACTCCTACTGTAAAAGTAGGGTCAGTGTAGTATAGTGAACCTCCAGCTGGGGAAACGTCATTACCCATTGATATGCCAGTTGGTGCTTGTAGTGTTCCAGATGGATTAACAATACCACCTGTGGAAGAAGTATATGTGAATGTGCTTCCAGCAGAATTTGATGCTGTAATTTTACATCTTACTGCTGTACCACCTGGTCCTTGGCCAGTGCTAATTGTATAGGATGAACCAGTGGATCCATTAACGTTAAATCCTGATCCTGCATCCGTTTCCCATGCATAAGAATACGTAACTGGAGCAGTTGCTCCTGGTGCAGATACACCTGTAACAGATAAAGTTGTTCCTGTAGTTACATATCGTGAAGTATCGTTAGGTATAACAAAATAACTTCCGCCGAATCCGTTTTCCGTGTAGTTAATATAGCTTGGAGCATAAACTGGATCAACGATAGTTCCAACTCCGCTATTTTCTCCAGATTCTTTTTGAGCTGGAGTAATACTTGAGGATTGATTTCCTCCGCCGTATCCATTTGAAGACATAGGTGTTACGATTACTCCAAGGTTGTTTCCAACTGGCCAAGATATGGTTGTTGAAGTTGTATAAATTGTTGCAGAATTTCCACCAGTCCAGGAAACATTATAATATGATGCTCCAGCTGATGGTGACCATGAAACTGATACCAGGCCGTTTGTATTTATAGATTTTACATAAACTGTTGCAGACCCAGCGGTTGCACTATATCCAGTTGCGGAAGTTCCTCCAGAATAGGATACGTATCCGTTGTTGGTTCTAACCCCATAAGATGGTGCTCCAGTATTTGTCCAGCTTGCAGACCAGGCATTTGTTCCGCCTGTTACGGAAACAGTTGATGGTACAGCAGGAGTTGATGTAGAATCAGTAAGTGATAATCCTGTAAGTGATGCTGGAACTATTAAAATAGAGTTTATTGAGTTTGATAAACTAGTTCCTCTTTGATTAATGGCTGTTACAGTTGCTGTTAATGTTTGACCAGAATCTGACGAAGTTGTTGTATAGTTACTTCCAGTGGCTCCAGATATATTTGACCCGTTTCTTTTCCATTGGTAGGAATAAGATGTAGGAGCATATGCAATATCTTGTGTCCATAGTCCAGCCGACACAGAAATGGTGGCACCAACATTATTATTACCAGAAATAATTGGTCCCTGAGTATATTGTGGAAAATTAGGATAATGCTGAATCCATCCAGATCCCGTAAACACCCATCCTTTTACTGCAGGAGTCCAGGAGCCGCCATTAAAAAATCTTAAACCTTTTGCCTCTTGCCAGGAACTTCCATCATATATTTTCATATCTTATCCTAATACTGAACATATAAATCGCCAAGTGCTGTACCAGTTGGTAGAGTTCCAGTATTGTTATAAAATATCTTATTTGAGTTTGCTGTGTTAGTTCCATTTGAATATGCAGTAGTTGCAAGATTTATATTTGCACCTAGTGCTACTGGTGAGTTGTTAATTGAGATTGATGAATTGGCAAGCATTGTATTTGTAATCGATCCCGCCGAAGGAGTAAATGCTGGACCTTGTGGTCCAGTTGGACCAGCTGGTCCCTGTATTCCTTGAATACCTTGCGCTCCTTGTGAACCAGTAGCGCCAGTTAAACCTTGTATGCCTTGAATTCCTTGAGTGCCTTGTGCACCTGTTGCACCAGTTGCTCCAGTAGGACCTAAATCAGATACAGTAATAGACCCATTCATTGATGAGTGATACTGACAAACGTAATATAGCTGAGGCGCATTAAATGGAACTTCAAATATAATTGTTCCATTATCTGTTCCGCCATTTGTTACACCAGTGCTGTAAACATTTCCTGCACTATATGCACCCGCAACGGTTTGAATCCAGAATGGATGTCCGACAGCATTAACATTAATTACGTATCTATGCCCCCGAATAAAAGATAGCGTTGGATTAGCAGAACCATTAATTGTGTACGATCCAGATCCTGAGTTTGTAACGGCTAAAGTTATTCCACCAGAAAGACCAGTTGCTCCAGTTAAACCTTGAATTCCTTGTGGCCCTTGTGGACCTACTGGGCCTTGTGGGCCAACGATCTGACCTGCTGATGACCAAGAAGAGCCGCCCCATACATATAGGTCACCGTCAGCATCAACGATTCTTGCATCATTGGCGCTATTACCAGTTAAAGGTAGGGCAGAAGATGTTGCTACCGATGCTTTAACATTAATAGATGTTCCTTGAGGTCCTACGGGCCCTGCAGGGCCTTGTGGGCCTACTTCTCCTTGTGGTCCTTGAGCACCAGTTGTAATTCTTTGAAGGTTCCAAGCAATGCCATCCCAAATCCATGTGCTTCCGCCAGCGGTGAATGATTGATTCAACGATGGGCTATTTGGAAAATCGATTGCCATTGTTATGCTCCTATTCCTGCAATTGCTCTTGCTTCAGCTTCAGTTAATCCTAAAGCTTTTAATTTATTTAAAGCCGACTGTACATTTGGATCAATTTCTATTGCTGTAGGTTCTGGAACAACTAATTGAGTTTCTAAATAAGCCTTATAGCTAACTTCTTGCTCAGTATATTCTCTTTCTGTAACTTGCCCAGTATTAATATTAATCTCAACTACATCACTCATGTTGTACTCCCCCAAACATTAAAATACGTACCACCTATAACGCCGATTCCAGCGCCGTAATCATATGCTCCAAAATTACCAGAACCAAATAAAAGACTTACAGTCAAAGTATCTATTGTTGAAGTTTTATCCCAGAATCCATCTATAAAAGAAAGCCTTGGTGTCTTTAAATCTGTGCTAAAAATATCTCTTCCTGCAGAAATAACCTTATATCTTTTTGAATTAACTGTTGATAAGTTATCAAATATTTCTATCTGTCCTGAAGATGGGCCTCTTTGTCCTTCAAATGTCCCAACAAAAGAACCAGGTGTTATTGAGGTGTCGGCTCTCATTAAGTCGTATTGTCCTCCTGAAGATGAACCATTTGTCAAAACTGATCCTGATACATAGCCATACCAGGTTGTAGAATTATATATGAATCTTTCATTTGCCGCTCCTCCACCATTTACTGAAAAAGAAATAGCATTAGTTGATCCAGTGGTTGCTTCATTTCTTGCCCACGCAATTCTAATTCTATTGTATGTGGAAAGACCAGTAAACGTAACAGATGTTGCAGTTAAACTTTGTACAAATTGATTTGATATTAATGTCCACCCAGTTGGGACAGCACCTGCTGGACCCGTTGCACCTGTTGCTCCAGTTGCTCCCGTTAGACCTTGAATTCCTTGTGGGCCTTGTGGTCCAGTTAAACCTTGAATACCTTGTGGGCCTTGTGGGCCTGCTGGACCCGTTAAACCCTGAATGCCTTGTGGACCTGTAGGACCTGTTGGACCCGTTACGCCTGTTCTAACAACGTTCCACCGAGAACCGTTCCATGTCCATGAGTTTGTACCTACAGTAAATACTTGATTTAATGTGGGGGAATTTGGAAAATCTATAGCTGCCATTGTTATTCCCCTATCTCTGTAACTACTCTAGCGTTGCATCTTGCTTCCGCTTCATCAATAGAATCAATTTCTTCTTGAGTCAAATCTCTTTCAACTACTTGCTGTAGTGTATCATCATATTCTGTTATTTTCATTTTATGATAGCCCCCATAGAGTCCAAGTTCCACCTGTCCAAGTTTCATTTACTACTTGGAAGTTTACTGAATTAATAGCTGAGGCTCCTGTATATGTACCAGCGCCTCTTACTGTAATCATTGTTTGAGTTGTTCCGTATAAACTACTTTGTCCTAGTCCGCTAGAAATTAATTCCCAATGTTTTGTTCCTGTGCTATTTGCATTTCTAATATGGAATTTTCCAGAGTTGTATCTAAAAGTTGTTATAGGGTTTGGTGGATTTAGATATACTGAAGCACCAGCACTTCCTCCAAATACCCAATCTCCTCCGCCTGTATAATTATTATTGTCTCCGTTAACCTTAACAATCAAAGAGTTTCCAAGAACTCCGTTGTTTGAAGTACATGCAAGTCCAGTCCATTCGAGAATTAATTCTTTATATGCTCCCGCTAATCCTGTAAATGATGAAAAGAATCCTGAGCTTGATGTATAAGGAGCTCCAATTAAACTCCATGTTCCGCCGCTTGCTCCTGCTGGACCTGCTGGACCTGCTGGTCCGACTGGACCTGCTTGAGAATTTCCAAATTCAATCCATGATGAGTCATAATAAATATATGTAAGTCCATCATCTGAGTTATACCAAGCTTGGCCTTCTACTGGATTTGCAGGAGGTGTTGTTGCTACTACTGAGAATGTTGCTTTTAATCCCGCCTCACCTTGTGGTCCTTGTGGACCTTGTGGACCTTGTGGGCCAACGATCTGACCTGCTGATGTCCAAGATGAGCCATTCCAAATATAAAGGTCTCCATCTGCATCTACAATTCTTGCATCGTTTACAGTATTTCCTGTTGAAGGCAATGCTGCTACAGTTAAAGAAGATGCTTTAAGATTTATAGATACGCCTTGTGGCCCTTGAATTCCTTGTGGACCTTGCGGTCCTGTTGCACCTGCGGGACCAGATAAAGATGATCCTGTTTCTACCCAATATGAATCATAGTACGTATAACTTCTACCGTTATCTGAATTAAACCATGCTTGTCCATTTACTGGACTTGCTGGTGGTGTTGAAGATGTAATAGAAAATGTTGCTTTAGATCCTTCTGGTCCAGTCGGTCCAGTTAAACCTTGCGGTCCCTGTGGACCTTGCGGTCCTGTTAATCCTGTGATTCCTTGTGGACCTGTTGATCCTTGTGGTCCCTGTGGGCCCTGTGCGCCTGTTTCACCAGTTAGTCCCTGTAGGCCCTGTGGACCTTGCGGTCCTGTTGCACCTGTTGGTCCTGTTGGACCTGCTGGTCCTTGAATTGTTCCAACATTAATCCAGTTGCTAGTTACCGAATCCCAAACATATAGGTTACCTGAGATTAAATATCCATCTCCAGCACTCCCAGTTGGTTGTGCTGCTTGTAATGCTGCAAGTGATGCATAGGAACCAAGTATCTGTACTCCAGTTCCTGTATCACCTTTAACACCTTGAATTCCTTGCAAGCCTTGTGGACCTTGCGGTCCAGTTGCGCCTGTTGCGCCAGTTAAACCTGTTAATCCTTGTGGACCTTGAGGTCCAGTTGCGCCAGTTGATCCTGTTGGTCCTGGAACAGTACTTGCTGCACCTGTTGCACCTTGTGGTCCTTGCGGACCTTGAGGTCCAGTTGCGCCTGTAGGGCCTTGTGCACCTGTTGCGCCCGTAGGACCTGCTGGTCCTGTTGCGCCTGTTGGGCCTGGATTGTTTGTTAAATAATTATCTATATCTGTTGCTAAATAGCCAAGATCTCTTGGGACATCGGGCGACATATCTAATGTCGGATATCTAAATGTTTTAGGCGTTGTATTTCCTGGCATTTTTAAATTATACCATTCTCAGGGTTATAAGCCTTTTAAAAGCTTACTAATTGAGCCTTTCATTGTCTATCTGGTTTTACATCCCAAGTAGCGTAGTGTTCTTTCCAGTTATCCGTCCCATAAAAGTCCATCTGAGATGAGATGAAATCATCACCTTCTGGTAGTCTTTTTTGTGTGCGTGTTCCAGAAATCCCATACCATCTAACGAGGGGGGAACTACAAGTATCACAGGTATAACCTGGATCTTCTTCTTTAATACTTCTAAAATGAGTATACTGAACTTTACACTCTTGGCATTCATATTGATATGATGGCATGTTAACTCTTTTCTATGATGCCTTAATTATAGCAAATTGTGCTAGTAATTACTAGATGCTAAAGTTTAAGAATTGTGACGTATCCTGCAGTATTTCCACCTGCACCGCCACCTGAAGTAGTTACTCTATTAATATTTAAACCATTTGCAAAATAACTTCCTCCTCCGCCACCAACAGTATTTCCTGCGTTATCTCCTCCGCCGCCGCCAGAATATCCTCCGCCGCCTGCGGCTCCGCCTCCACCGCCGTTACCAGATGCAGCACCTCCGCCACCAAAGCCTCCAAAACATTGTGATCCTGATGCAGAAGCTCCCGTGGCTCCATTTACAAATGCAACACCACCGTTGTTATTCCAATTATTATTTCGTGCTCCATTTGTAAAAAATCCTGCTCCGCCGCCGCCTGCATTTTCGGATGAAGCTGTACCTCCACCATTACCAGCTGATCCTCCAAATCCTGCACCAGTAGTTCCATTGGCTCCAGGGGCACCATCTGCTCCGCTTGTAGATATCTGTCCATTAGAAGAACCCTGTAAAGAAGATGATCCTTCAGTTCCGCCGCCTCCGCCTGCAATTACTAAAATTGAACTATTTGTATTGTATGGCGCCCGTACTACATAAGAACCACCGCCACCACCTGTGGCTCCAGATACAGCGCCTCCTGTTTGCCCTACAACAATATTTATAATCTCTCCACTTGTTAGTGCAAATGTGTCTTGAATTAATGCTCCTGCTCCAACGCCAGACGTTGTTCCTCCTCCGCCTGCTCCAGACGCAGTTATTCTATAGTTTCCAGTTTGCGGTACTGTCCATTGCTGAATTCCTTGTACAGTCATATTTAAATTTGATGAACTTTGAGTCCAACTTTCGGAAGAATATGCTGACCGAATTTGTGCTAATGTAGGTCCATTAAACCCAGTAACTCCTGCGTTTGTAAAAGTAAAATTCGAAAACGAATAGGTTGCCGTAGGTATAGATAGTGTTTGATCAGTAAATCTTCCACCTATACCAGTAGCCCTAAATACAATAGACAATATTCCCGTACTTGATACTATTGAAGTAGTTGTTCCGCTAATTAAACCCGAAGAGGATAAAGTAATTCCTGTTGGGAGAGATCCTGAATTTATAGCGTAAGTTACTGCTCCATCGTCAGTAGATACAAGCTGATAAGAGTAGGCAACACCATTAGTTATAGGACTTATAGTGCCAGATGTGGACCACACTGGACCAAATGCTGTTGAAGAAATGCTAAATGTTCTTGGGATTATATTTAATCCATCTGATGCATTAATTGTAAATGTATAGATTGTGTTAGAAGAAATATTAGGAAGTGTGCCAGATATTAATCCAGTAGCAGAATTTAACGATACTCCAGAAGGCAATGTTGATCCTGATGCCAATGCATAAGATATTGTAGAGTCTGAGTCAGTTGCTGTTGCTGATACGGATACAGAAACTTGTTCATTAAATGTTCCAAGCGAACCGCTTGTTGTTTGCCACACAGGGCTCGCATTTACATATAGAGCATCTGGCAATAATCCAAATAAATTAGATTGGTTTGTTACTTTAATATCATAAGGCTCATTGGCATTTGATAAACCTGTAAATGTAGCTGTAAGTTGAACTAAAGAGTTATATGTTGTTGATGCAGCATTTATTTGCACTCCATTAGTTCCAATTGCAGTGGCATAGGCACCATTAACAAAATTTGTTCCATAAATTGTAATAGTTCCAGAGTTAGCCTGCTCTGAGTATGTTCCAGAAATTGAAGAAACTCCAGGTACTTCTTGAACAATATTTTCCCAGTTTCCAGCAGCTGTATACAGCTCTAGTCTTTGCGCTTCACCATTTGAATACAATTGACCAGTCCCTGGATTTGCAGGACGACCTGCATTATTTCCAAACGGAATTCCTGAACCTGATGATTTCTTAATAGCCATTATATGAAACTCCATCCTAGCGTTGTACCTGTATAAATTAATGTAGTTACTGATTGATCTACGTCAATTATAGCATCTTCTGTTAAACCATTGATCTTATTTCCATTACGGGATAAGGTAATATTATTTGTTCCCGCCGATCCTGTTGCATCAAATATAATAATTTCTTGACCAAGTGTTGGGCTTGCAGGAAGTGTTAATGTTCTTGCTGCTGCTGTATCAACAAAATATCTGCGTCCCGCAACTAATGTTGTGTTTGCAGAGATTGCAAGATTTACTTCTTGCTTATATGAACCAAGGGCGGAATTAAGAGCTGCAGTATCTACATAGTCTCCAGGAAGAGCAGCTTGTACTCCAACATTTACCCATTCAGTTCCGCTCCATACTTTAATTGTTTTAGCCATTATGCACCTACCTGAGACTTAGTATATCTAACAATAACAATTCCTGAGCCACCATTACCTGCTCTTGTTGGAGGATATCCATCTGTTCCAATATCTCCGCCACCACCACCGCCGCCAGTGTTTGGAGAACCGTCTTGTGCATTATTTGAGCTAGCTGTTATAACTGTGCCTCCACGACCTCCGCCACCATTTCCTCCAGCTGCAATAACATTGTCACGGGATCCTCCACCTCCACCTGCAAACCAATAAGTTCCAGAAATGTTTTGTCCGTATCCAGTTGCAGCACCCCAAGATGACCATGTTGATAAACCTACTCCACCTACACCACCAGATGCTTCGCTTGAAGCACCTCCTACGCCACCAGCTCCACCGCCACCTGAAGACCCATAAGGTGAACCAGAAGAAGTTCTTCCATAGGCTCCGCCTGCGTTTCCATAATGTGATGCTGCTCCAGTTCCTTGTGTTGCAGAACCACCAGATCCAGTAGAGTATCCACAACCTCCTCCAGATCCTCCTGATGCTCCCTGACCGCCGTGACTTCCACCTCCACCGCCATATGCAGTTATTGTATTAAATACTGAACTACCACCATTTGTGCCGCTTCCACCATCGCTAACTGCTCCAGGACCTCCTGTTCCAACTGTTACTGAATAAGATCCAATTGATAAAGAAGATGAAGGTGTATATCCAACTCCACCTGCTCCTCCACCACCGCCTGCAGCAGTACCTCCGCCCCCTCCACCTGCAACTACAAGGATGTCAGCAGTTAATGCTTTTTGTGAAACTACTAGCGAAGAAGTTCCAGATGTAAATACTCTGTACTGATATGTTGAATCAGAAAATAGTGTTCCGCCAGTAACTATGGAAGGTACTGTAACTGTTGCACTAAACGATCTTGATGAAGTATTAACTCCATCTGATGCTGTAATGTCAAAGCTGTACGTGGTGTCTGAAGATACATCTGGAGCTGTTCCTGTTAATTCTCCCGTTGATGAGCTAATAGACATCCATGCTGGTAAATTAGATGAGGAATAAATTATAGAAGTTGCATCAGGATCTGTTGCTGAAACAGATAAACTAAATGCTGACAACTTTGTAAAGCTTCCAATTGATCCAGAAGCTGTATTCCAAACTGGTGTTCCACCAGAGTCTAGGCAGTTATCTAATACTGCAAACTGGTTGTCTGTATTAATTACCTTAACGTCATATGGCTCATTAGCAATTGGCAATGCTGGTGAAGTTGCTGTTGCAGTTGTCCCATTTACAAATGTTGCAACTGGAGAGTTATACGAAACAGCATTTGTTCCTATAAACTGAACTGATAACCCTGATTTAAAACCAGAGCCAGTAATAGTTATTGTGTTTCCAAGAACAGCGGTTGTTGGAGAAATGCTAGCAATTTGTGGGGCAGGATCTTGTGATACCTTTACCCACCCTAATGAAGTATAAGAAATTAATGCTGCTAAATTTGTATCAAAGTACAGGTCTCCAATTGTAGGAGATGCTGGTCTATTATCTGTTGGGCCTCTGCCAACGTGTCCATTTGCTGCCGTCGCATGTGTTGAAACTGCAGCGGACACAGATGAAGCAACCTCAGCATCAGTAGCAATAGATGTATTTGCTGATAGTATATTTGCTATATCTCTGGCTTTAGACATTTACAACCTCCGCTGGCCATTTACCTATAGGACAGCCAAACCAATCTAAAGTCGTTTTAGTTTCCATTGGGCATTTGCAATGACTGCAAGTTAGATCAGAAAGTAAATCTGGACATGACTTACAGATATTAAATCTTTTTTCTTGTATCTCATCAGAAACGTGAAAGCTTTGTTTTTCCATTACCAGGTTACCCAATATTCCCATGTACCGTTTGCATTAGCGTATACAGGTCCACTATTAGAAGGATTGGCTCCAAATCTTAAATCGTCAGGGAAGCTTCCACAGCTATTGGGTGCATAACCAGCACCGATTGATCCGCTAATGGTTGACCCCCAGTTACAAGTATTTTGGGATGGGTTAAATATACCGTGTCCTCCTGGCATACCTAAAAACACTTTCATAGAAGATGTTTCTCCACCAAAATTGTTTGCAACCGAGCTTGGAGTAAGTCCTGGTGACCCAATTGTATTAAACTGCTGAGGAGAAGAAAATCTTGCAACTCCACGATAATCTAAAGTTGATCTTTGAACTAATAGCTTTGTCATTGGAATGTTTAAATCAATTTTGTTAAGTGTTGCTGTTGATCCATAAGGGGCTGCAAAAACTTTAACAAAAGCAGAAGAGTCATAGTAAGCTGGAACGAAATCTAAAAGTTGTGGCGAACTCATACTAGCACTTTTAAACCGATATTGTCCCGCAGTTGCTCCAGCATTTGCGGCTGATGTTGGAGAAGAATATATTGGTTCTATTGCAAATGTTTTATTTGTAAAATTACCAGCTGCGTCTGTTGCTTTAAATACAATACTTGATTGAACAATAGATGAAGAAGTTCCAGTAATCAAACCAGACGAGGACAATGAGATTCCTGAAGGAAGTGCCCCAGAAACAATGGAGTAAGTTATGGCACTATTATCTGATGCTGATAGTTGATAGTTTGCAGCAACTCCTGTCTCAAGAAATACTGAACTGTCCGAGCCCCAAACTGGGTTTGAAGAAAAAATTGTAAATGTTCTATCTACTGTGTTACCGCCTGTGTCTACTGCTCTTACTAGTAAGTTAGTTGTATTAAAGTCTGATCCTGTATAAGTACCAGAAAGTACACCAGTTTCATTATCTAAAGTAATTCCTGCGGGAAGTGTCCCAGAAACAATTGAATAATCAATATCTGTTCCTTCTGTGTCTGTTGCTATAAGTGTTGTTGTGTATGCAATATTTTTTGCAATCTCTGGAAGGGTTGTTGCTGTTGTCCAATTCGGAGTTGTTCCTGGACTGATAGCATTATTAAGTATATGAAGGCTGGATCCTGTTGGTCTAGTAATTCCTGGATTTTCTACTACAACCTTATATGTTCCAAGATTTGTTGCAAAAACGTCTGGTCTAGTTACTATCAATTCAGAACTTGATGTTCTAACAATTGACTTTGCTGGTATCTCAACATTATCTGAGCCTACAAAATATACTGCAACATTTGAGGCAAAGTTTCCACCTACAACTGTAGTAGAATCATTAATCGTGCTTAATGCTGTTGGGGTAACTGATGTAACAAATGCTCCAGCAGTTACTTGTGATGTGGTATTAGTTGCTGTAAATGTTGTTTTATAGCTAAATGATAGCAGGTCTCCAGTAGACCCTCCAATAATAACAATTTTATTAAAATTGCCTGTTGCAGTTAATGAAGGAGTCTTTGTATATCCAACTTGAGTTCCAGCTGTGTCATAGACATAAATATCATATGTTGAGTCTACTAATGCTGAGTTAATTGTATATGCTCCTGCAAAATACTCTTTTGTAAATGTAGCAGTGGTTACTGGCCCAGCCAATGTTACGTTAAAGTCATTTGCACCTGTTGCTGGAAGCCAGCCTGCTGCTGTATAAATCTCTTGTACGCCAAGCGTACCATTATAATATGTTTGTCCGATTGCTGGGTTTGATGGTCTTGTCTCAGATGTACCAAATGGTACTCCTCCAAGTGCTGATGTTCTAATATCTGGCATTATCCAACCTTCCATCCATATGTGCTTCCAGTATAAAGTAATGTATACCAGCCACCATTTGTATCTATAATTAAATTATTGTTCCCGCCGTTTATTTTATTGGCATTACGTGCCACAGTTATATTATACGTTGAACTGTTCCCTGAAGCATCTAGGATCTGAATCTCATCATTTAGCGCTGGAGACGCTGGAAGCGTCAATGTTAGCGCTGATGCTGATGTAACAAAATATCTCTTTTTTGCTACTAGGTTAGTATTTGCTGAAATTGATAATGGGGCTACTGAGGTATTTGCTGCTAGTAGGGCATTTGTTTCCGCCTGTGTATATGTGTCTACTGAGTTAGCTCCAGTTACTGAAACTATTTCGATTACATCTGATGCCGCCGCTGCAGATGTTAGAGTTACTGTGTTGCCGCCTGATGTTGCATAGTCTGTAGTCTTAACAAGAAGAAGACCGTTCATAAAGATCTGCTCAAACCCATCAATGAATGGAAGGTCGGCAGTAAATACTGTTTGTCCTGCTGTTGCAGTAATTGCCTTGCGGCGAATAATATTAGAATCAAATGTAGTTACATCTTCATCTGAATCAATCCAGATCTGCCCTACGGCAGGAGATGATGGAGCAGTTGTTTGATATTTTGCACCAGTTACTAAATCTGAAAGAGTTGCTGGAGCATATGTTGAGCCAGATGCTGAATATAGAACTTGGCCAGAACTTGGAGAAGTTACTGTTCCAGTTCCGCCATATTGTGTTTCTAGATAAGGAACTGAGTCTATATTTCCAGATACTACAAATTGGTTTTGATTATAGTTGTAGATTTCCGCTCTGCCTTTTGAAGGGATATAAGATCCATTATTTTTAGATATGTATGAAGTAGTTACAGTTCCAGTAGAATAAAAAGTTGATGTGGCTACACCAGCGCCTGATGCAATTATAATCTGACCATTATTATGTTTTGCTAATGACACAAAGCTAGGGGATGTTGTATAGGAAATTGATGATTGCTGGACCCACGTAGTTCCATTTACTGAAGTGTAAATAACTAGCCCTGTTCCAGATACATATCCTACTGTAATTAGAGTGGTTCCATCTTTTAAAATCTTATTAAATCTAAATGCGCTAGATCTAGATACCCATGTTGCTCCACCATCGGTGGATGTTCTAGAATTATTACTTGATACACCTGTAGTTATAAGAGTAGATCCAATTGAAGAAACTTGTCCCAGGTCACCTCCAACATAGTTACTTGTTGTAACTACTGTCCAAGTTATTCCATCGTCTATAGATTTAATAACTGAAGAAGCTGAAGCAGCTGCAAATGCATACCAAGTTGAAGAAGATTCAATATATTGTAAAGCAAGAAAACTTCCTGCTGCTAAACCTGCAACAGAAGAATAAACTGTCCAAGTTAAACCGTTATCGGTAGATCTTGCTATTTTTGCAGTACCTCCTGTTGCTAACCAGGTACCATTAAAATAAGTTGGCGCTGTCCAGGTATCTCCTGTTGAAAGTACTGTTGTAAATGTAACTAAGTCTGTTGATCTTCTGAGAGTAGTCCCTCCTAAAATAAAAACTCCATTTGCAAAATTTGCTCTGGGCGCTATAGAAGGTGATGATCCACCACTAGAGCTTTGTGATAAATTAGTCCAGGTTACTCCGTCTGTAGACCTATAGTAGGATGTTGAAAAGTGGCCGAGCCATAAATTATTTCCAAAAAGTATATTGTACGGTGCACCAGATCCCGCCCCCGAAGCAGTGTAAGATGAAAGTGGGAGTGCACCAGATTGATTTAAAACATTTACTTTTCCAGTACCATGATTTGCTATACTAAAACTACTACCATAAGTAAATGGAGCAGCAGAATATGTAGGCAAAGTTAGATTTAAATCAGATGATGAATTAAACTCAATAATACTATCAACATCAGATGTTGTTAAAGTATAATCTGCAGTTTTTGTAGAAACTGATTTTATTTTACTTCCCTTTGAATCTAGGGATGTTTGAATGTTTGTTCCATTATAAGTTGTTGTTGATGGAAGAACGACATCTCCAGTAAATGTTGGGGAAGCAATTGGAGCCTTAGTTCCTAGGGATGTTGTAATAGTTGCTGCATATGATGAATCATCATTGATTGCCGCTGCCAATTCATTTAATGTGTCTAGGGCTGCTGGAGCGCCATCTACTAAATTGCCTAATTGAGATAATGGAATACGAGCATTTGCATCAAGTGTTGCAATTCCATCAGCATTTCCTACCAGAGAATCTGGGACATATGTCTGTGCTGCTGTGCTTGCTAAATTTGATACTGCTGTGTCGACATAAGTCTTTGTGGCAATTGTGCTATCTGTTGAAAGTGTAATTGTATTTGCTACATCATCAGAAGATACTGTGATCCCGCCGCTTGTTCGCAATGCAAGAGCAATTGCGTCTCTGGCCTCTTCGTCTGTGTATGAGGCTACTGGATTAGTCTCTAATTGCTTTACTCTATAATCAAGGCTTGTTGTAACCGCCGAATTATTAACGCCGACCTTTTCTTCAAGTTTTTCAATGGCATCATTTAGGTTCGCATGCTGAGAAGCATGAGAAGGATTGTTTACTGGGTCGGAACCTGCGGGATTTGTAAGGTTATCCAGCGAGGTAGGAAAATTAGTAGCCATATCTCTCCTATTATACCCCAAATGGGTTCCTGAATTAGTTACTCTTCCCTTAGTATATCATTAGATAGTTTAATGGCGGCAAGCCGAAATTTAAAGTCTGGTTTATCTTCCATCTTAGACAAAGTCTCCATATCATCTGCTAGGGAATGTAGTAGTTCTGATATAGGACCTTCAATTGCTTCTGCTGCCGATCTTACTATTAAGTAGTCATGAAAAGGTGGTGGTAAAGGTATGTCACTCATAAGATTTTTTACTCCAAGCATTTTCTCTATACCAATTTTGAACTACAGATAAAGCAGATCTTCTAGCTAGGGACCCTTCTTTTTTTAAATCTTCATCTCTTTCTGAAACCCAGTTTTCTCTTTTAAATGGAATAATTTGAACAATTGGTGTGCCTTTAGGAATTACTCCGTATGAGTTTCTTTTTACATAAATTGGAAAACTACCTGGAAATAATGGATGCTTATCTGTATCAACAATTCCAGATAGAGCAAAAAATGGCAAATCAAATCTATTAAAAGGTTGTGTTAACAAAATGCTATATCCTGGAGGAGTCTTAATATAATATGGCGTTTTTAACGAAACTGGTGAAGAAAAATATCCAGGTGGGGCGCCAAGTCCTGGAGTTTCTGCTCTGGGCTCAATCATATGCCAATCTAATTCAAGCCACCCAATCTCAAAAGACTTTTCTCCAAGCATATCTTTTTCTTTTACTTCTATATCACACCAAGTCTCAAGCATGTATCCTGAAGTCATGGTATCAAGAAATGGAACACATTTTTTTGCAGTTTTTTGAGAAGAATACTTATCGTTTACTCCTACTGTATTTAACGTATAGTCCCCAGAGGTAAACGGCTTTAATTTTTTGTACCAATCTGGTATATAATTTTTTGAAGGTTTTGGAACATTAGCATATTCTATTTCATCAACTAAATTAAACTTAATAATATTTTTTTTCATATATTCCTAAATAAAATGTTTTATTAATGCTGCTGATGCTAGGATAGACCAGCCGATATTAAAGTAAATAATGGTCGGAAGAGTTTTAACAGTAGATGTTAAAATAAGAGCAAGGCTAGAAACAAGTGCAAATATGTATAACCACCAAAATTGAATACCAAACAATAGGCCAGGGATAATGATACTAAGCTTTGTGCTAAATGCCCAGAACTCAATTGCATTAGTCCTGTTCCAATATGACTTCCGACCTAATTGCTTAGTTACTTCAACAATCTCATTAGGCTTTATCATTATGAATATTATCCTTTAGCCATTGGTACATAGTAGGAGAATTATCTGCTTCTTCCTGCCAAAGCTTTCGGAATATATCCCATGTCTTCCATGTGTCCTTGCAGTATTCGTAGTAGTCAATACCATCATAATGATGCCATCTTTCAACTGTATCTTTATTAACAGGGAAGTAGTTAAGTCCTGTAGCAATACAATGAATTCCGCCGATTCCGTCGTATCTCTGACGATTAATATGGATATCAGCAAGATCATTAAATCCTACAATCATTGAGGGATCTAGTTCAGGAACTTGTGGCTGGAACGTCTTATCTGTGACATCTCTCCAGTATTGGGTATCTGTTCTATTTGAAAGAGCATAGTGCTGTGCAACAAATTCTTTAAACCCTAGATATTGTTTTCTAGTAGAAGCATTATATGCATCTCTATCCCATTGCGTAACTGTTCCTCTAGATAAAGTCTTTACGAGCTTATCTAAAAATTCATGGACTGTAAATAGACCATTTGATTCTAGTGGCTCAATAAAACCTGCTGCAAAACCAATTCCTACTACATTCTTAACAAATGTTCTCCGATGAATTCCAATACGGAACTTTATGTACTTAAACTCAAGTGCTTCTACATCACGATCTGGGTTATGAATTGTCATCTTATCTGACTTAAGGTGTTGCTTAAACTCTTCTAGGGCTTCTTCCTTGGATACATGGTTATCACTAAATACATAACCTGTTCCGATTCTTTCCCATGATGGAATATTCCATACCCACCCATTATTAATGGCGGTACAGTTAGTATAAGGCTCCATTTCCTTTTCTTTATCAGTATAAGGAATACGAGTAGCCCATGCGCTATTGTTTGGAAGCATATGGCCAAAGTCATCCCACG